CAGAGCAGTATAGATTTGTTATAGTTGATGGAGCCATGTATTATGCATATCAATTTCGTGGAGACACAGCAAGTGCAAGCATGGCTAGAGAAAAGTTTGAAGATGGTGTAAAATATTTAAGAAGCATAAACATAAATCGTACTGAATATTTACGCGATACAAGGGTAAGCTTTTAATGCCTACACAATGGTCTACCTTTCCAATGGAGTTCAAAGGTGGTTTGATCTCTAATTTATCACCCCTACAACAGGGCATGAATGCTATTGGGTCAGCTACTATTTTACAAAATATGGAGCCTGACAGACAGGGTGGATACACAAAGATAAGAGGTTATGAAAAATTTACCACCACTGAAGTTCCAGGAACAGGAAACATACTAGGTTTAAAAGTTGTTTCTAGTGGACGTGCTGTAGCTGCACGTAAGATTGATGCTGCTGCTATAACAGCATACCAAGCAACGGCTGTTGTAAATGGTGCTACAACTTCTTCTACTGCTGTAGTTTTAGATGGTAACACAGGAACTATAGCTGAAGGTATGGTGGTGACAGGATCAGGTATCTCAGGTACTGTAACTGTTTCTACTGTAACAGACCAAAACAATATTGTATTATCTTCTACACAATCTCTGTCAGATGATGTTACTCTTACTTTTCAAAAGGTAGGTCTTCAAACAGCAGACGTAAATAAAACTGGGTTTTATGTCAGTACAGGTACAGTGTGGACACATATGGTTTCATCACCTGCAACAGGGGGTGGTAAGTTAAGACACACTACTTTTAACTTTGATGGGCAAGATAAAACAGTATTTGTAGATGGACTAAATTATCCAGTAGTATATAATAGTTCTGGCAATACTATGGCCTATTTGGACGCTTCTACTCCAAATATATCTACAGATATAGAGGGTGCAGAATTAGTTACTGCGTTTGATAGTAGTGTAGTATATTCTAAAAACAATAAATTTTATATTTCAACACCATTTACTATAGCTGCTATATCAGGTGGGGCTGGTCCTAATTTTAGCGCAAATGCTGGAAACACTGTAACTGGACTAGCTGTGTTTCGTGAAAAACTTATTGTATTCACTGAAGATAAAATACAATCATTAGTAAGACTCGGTGCTAGTCCCTTCTTTGAAATACAACCTATAACAGATAAAATAGGATGTATTAGCGCAGATAGCTTACAGGAATTTGGTGGTGATGTAATGTACCTTGCCCCAGATGGTTTGAGGTTGTTAAGTGCTACTGATCGTATAGGTGACTTTGCTTTAGACGTTACGTCAGATACAATATTTAAAGATGCGGATGATTTTTTAAGATCGACAACAGAATACTGTTCTGTTATAATACGTGAGAAAGCACAATATAGAATATTTGCTTATGTAGGATCTCAGAGTCAAGCTGTATCAGAAGGATTAATTGCTACTAAGTTTTTACCTCAAGGTGGAGATGGAATAGAATGGTCTACCACTAAAGGAATAAAAGCATTTGTAGCAGATAGTATATACTCAGGCACATCTGAATCTATAATGTTTGCCAACGAAGATGGTTTCATATACGAAATGGAACAGACAAATGGATTTAATGGTAGTAATATAGAGACTGTTGTTGAGACACCCTTCATGGCTATTACAGACCCAGAGGTACGTAAGACAGCATACAAACTAACATTATACACAGACCCTACAGGTCAGATGGATTTAAAGTTTAGACTATTATTTGACTTTGATTCAGGTGGTGACTCAAGAATAATACAGCCAGAAGAAATATCAATAGGATCAGATACTGGTGGTAGTGGTGTATTTCTTTATGGTAATCCTACAGCAATATACGGAACTTCAGGTTCCTCTGTTATATTTGGAAGTAAACTAAAAAGAGTATACAACGAAAACTTGATAGGCTCTTTTCATACGGTGGCTATGAGAATAACAAGCGACAGCACTAACCCACCATTTACATTAGACTCAGCAGTACTACAATATAGACAAAACGATAGGCAATAATCATGGCAGGATATACACGTCAAGCAGCAGCAAATATAGTTACAGGTGGTGTCATTGACGCTGCAGACTTTAACGCTGAATACAACGCTATTGAAGGAGCATTCAATGCAGGTACTGGTCATACACATGATGGTACAACAGGTAACGGTCCACCCATTGAAAACGTAGGACCAGCACAGGATCTTGTGGTTACGTCTAGTGTTGTTCGTCCCAAAGTAACTAATACCTATGACTTTGGTACGGCTTCTATTGAATGGAAAGATGGTTTCTTTGATGGAACACTAAGAACAGACATACTTACTGTAGATGAAACCTCCACCTTGACAGGTAATGTTACGGCTTCTGCAGATGTTGCTATAGGAGGCAACCTTACAGTTACAGGTAATGCTACAATAAACGGTAACCTTACTTTTGGTGATGCTGATACAGATAGTGTTTCTTTTGGTGCAGACATTACTAGTAGCTTAATACCAGATGGATCAACTCAGGATCTAGGTAGTAACTTAAAGCAATGGCGTGATCTTTACATAGATGGCACAGCTAATATAGATGCTCTTGTGGCTGATACAGC